TAATGATGAAGTAAAATAATCATGCTCCCATGCTCTATTACGTAAAGTACATAATTCATTAATTCTTGCAGTAGATGTTCCGTTGTTACCATCTGTTAATTTATAATTTACTGGTACTTGTAAATTTTGATCTCTATAATATTCGTTATAAATACATTGATATGCTGCAAATGATAAAGCATTAATTTGTGTAACAACCGAATTATTTGGTGGTGGTGGTACTCCTAAATAATCAGCAAATCTAGATGCTGTTGGGAATGGTGAAGGTGAATATTGAGGTTCAAAGTTGTCTGAATTAATAAATGGGTATGTAATACCACTATTAGCATCTGTAATAAATTTTTCCCAATTTGACCATAATATTCGATTTGGTACAAAGAAATAGTGCATTGATACATCCATTCTGTGCATAACTGGTGCAACTAATGGTGCAAATCTTACTAAACTTTCGCATCCAAGTGTAAACTTGTCGCCTGGTACACATTCTAATGTAAGAATTGGTGTCAATTGGCCCATTTGTGTTGATAACTTAACATCATGGGATAAATCAAAGCTGTTTTTTTGTGGCTTTGTTAACTTAATACTGTTGAATAAGTTTTTCATGTTTGTTTTTTGTTTTTAAATGTTTATAAACGGGTTCCACCTCGTGAAATGTAATAACTACGGGCTACTTTTCTGTATCCGCCTTTTCGTTTTCTTGACATACGTCGTTTCATTGTTTTTGTTTTTTTATGGTTTAAATAATCGAAGAAGTGATGCTGCAGTTTGTCCTACTATACCCATTGCTTGAATTTTTTTCATAAATTCATTTTCTTGTTCTTGTGTAACAATTTTTTGACCTAATAACCTTTCTGCAGTAATCATATTTAATACTTTCTGTACTGACTCTGCTTTTTGTTGTGTTGATAATGCTGTTTGAGCTAATATTTGATTAATTTTTGGATAAATTAAAGCTCTTTCTTTTTGAATTGATGTAATTCTTTCCTCTGACTGTCTGTATTGACTACCTTTTAATAAATTACTAATATTTAATCCTTCGGCTCTATAAGGTTCTGTTTGTTTAAAAAAATTACTATATATATTTTTCCAGTTTGTTTCGCTTTCAGCTTTTAATATTTGAGCTTTTATTAAATCTCCTTGACCTTTCATGTTTTCTGCTTGTAAACGCTGAGTTTCTAATGCATATTGTCTTCCTAATATATTAAAATCATCTGGATTTGCTTGAGGTGCTACATAATTAGGCGCTTTCGCTTCTGGTGTTTTTATAGGTTGTGCAGTAGTCATTTGTCCATATATAAGATGTGGATTTAATCCAGCATCTTTATACCTATTCATTTGAGCTTCTGGACTATTATACTGATTTTGTCTATTCCAATCTGCTAAAGCATCTTGTCTTTGTGTATTGTACATTTCTAAATTACTCTTTTTTTGTGCTCTATTTGTTAATAATTGAGCGCCAGCGTTTGCGGCTGCTATTGTTGTACCTATATTTTTTGCTTTGAATGCAGTTGCAATTGCCTTTCCTATTAGTGGTAAAAATGCTCCCATATTTAAGGTATTAAAGTTTTATATAATCGGCCTAAAAGGCCTCTTTGTTTGTAATCAGTTATGTTTTTTGGTTTGCGCAACGATTTCGGTCGTTCCAGCGTTGCTGCTTGTTTTTGGTTTTTTGTTTTTTTTGTTTCTGTTACCATAAACTTTTCAGTCGTTTTTTTCTAAACCCCAGAAAGCAAGTCGGTTTTCGCTTTTTGGTCGCCTTGGGTCATCCGCTGCGCTACTTCCCTGTGCTCCCTTTTTGCTTCCACCGCCTTTGCTTTTTCTTAGGGTGGGGGTTTATACTCCTTTTTTTTGTTTTCGTTGACTTAGTGTCAACTAGCACTAATATATCAAGTATTATTAGTGCTTTGCTGACGCGCTTCGCTTGTCTTGCGCTTTGCGCGAGTTGGATTAATCCAACTCACTCAAAACGCCGTTTTGTTCCTCAGAACTAATGTCTGATACTTTTTGTAAATCTGAGGTTTTATTTTCAGATTTCCAAGTTTTTTTAATATTTTTTAATTCTTGCTGGATAGATTCAGCAAGTTCTTGCCTTTCTGCAAGGTCAAGTGTTCTTGGGTCTGGTAAATCGTTATAATCGTCACCTTGTTGCCATATTGGTGTTCTTTCACCAGAAATTGGCAATCCTCTTGAATAACGTTCAAGAATTGTGCGAATAGACATAGATTGATCTGGTACTGTTTCACTAGGATCTTCATTAATTTCATAATTACGTAAATGTAATTCTGAATTAAGTGGTGTTTTAATAAATGTCATAATTAAATTTTTAAATGTTCTTTTTTATTCAATTTACGTATACTATTATAAATTTTGTCTTCGTTAAAAGATTGTAGATTGTTGCCATGTTCCTCTACTAATAAATCTTTTGCTTCGGATGCTTTCTTCTGGAAGTAATAAGAAATTCGTTCCTTCTCGAATTCGTCGTATATCCTCAGCTTGTAATATCTCGCCATTGGGGCTTTTTTTCCATCTAGTAAAGGTATGTATACGCGTTCTTCTGCGTTTGCTTTGTGCCATTTTAAAGTATTTTCATTTATATAATTTGAGCCAAGTCCTTTGCTCATTAAAGCAAATTCTTTGCTTCTATCATCGTTCTGGTGCATTGGTATTTTGGCTGCTTTTGATATGTATTTTAAAGTATAACCGATAGATGCATCGGTTATAGTTCCTACATGTATTTCGCCAATTTTTTTATTATCTAATGCCCAGGCACGTTCGAAATAATTAATATCAGCGTTGAATATAACTATATGGTAATGTGGTCTTAATGTTTGACCGCCATATTCTCCAACGGCGTAATACTTTATAGATTTGTGTTTTTTTCCATGACATTTTCTTAATCTTTTAAAGAACTTTTGAATATCAGTTTTTTTTAACGTCATATAACCCTTTAAGGTTATTGGTACATGTTCTGTGTCGTAAGTTAAAGTTAAAAAGTGAGCGGATATACTCCGCTCTCCTTCCTTAACTAATCGTACTGACCAAGTACTAGCCCTACGTCTTTTACAATTTAAACACTTAGAACAAGGTACATAATGACCTCCGTTTTCCTCTTTTAACTGAAAAGGGTTTAAACATTGTGTAGACACTAGATAGTTGGTGTTCCATATTTAGGCATTGGTCTTACTGCCTGAATTTTATTATATACATGACAATATAATGGGTCTACACCATTTTGAACTGCAAATATACGTGTAGTATCAGCTGGTTTGCATTCAATAAATGTACTATTTAAATTTGGTTCAGTTGCAAATATGCGACCTAAATGCCAATAATCTAATGTTGTTCTAAATTCACCAGCAACACGTGAAGGCATAAATTTATATTCAGCGTATCTAGGTACATATCCAAATGTATCATTTTTTGTACTTGTATATGCGTATAATTCTTGCTTTTCTACTGGTTGCTCTCCAATATTAGCGAATGAAGGAAAATAGTAATCTAAAGTATCATTTTTAAGGAATGTCTTTGGTATTCCTTGTTGATATGCTGTTTTTGGCATTACTGACATAATACCAATAATATAACCATGTTCTTCGCAATAATAAGAACCACTTTTTCCACTACTTATTGACAATGCATGTCCTGCCATATTTCCTTGTGGTAATCCAGTGGTTTCTCCAGTTGTATTTAATACTTCGCTAATAACTACAGGTGTTTTTACGCCAGTAATATACTCTGGACGTTGTAATCTAGCATCTGAACTTCTTACTCCAAAATGGCTTAAAATACTTTCAATATATCTAGTACCGCCTCTCGCGTTCTTTTCAAGCCATTCTTGTAATCTATATGCACGACGTAAATCATTAATTGTTGTAGGTTCAATGTCTACACCATCAGTTTTAGCATATAATCTGTCATTTGTAATATCTGCTGCTGGTTGTCCTTGTACATTAATTGAAGCTGGTGAACCATTTAATGTTGTACCTGAAGCATTATCATAAAATACTTCTACATTACCGTCTATACTACCTAAAGGAATATCAACTGCTTGACCTTTTTGAGCAAAAGGTAATGATGAAGTAAAATAATCATGCTCCCATGCTCTATTACGTAAAGTACATAATTCATTAATTCTTGCAGTAGATGTTCCGTTGTTACCATCTGTTAATTTATAATTTACTGGTACTTGTAA